CATCCCCATTTATGGTCAGGTAAATGTTAGCTGGAACTCCAGTGGTCACTGTGCCTGTTCCTGCGTAGATTATACCAGCATTTGCACCACCACTACCCGCGCTGCGAACAATGCCACGATTGATCCGAAAGTACGATTTGGTAGTATTAACAGGCGTTTGTCCGTTTAATGTGACAACTTCGTTTATTTCGTTGTAGTCACCATCTAGGCCAAAAAGTTCAACCGTTCTTGCACCAGTACCTGCGGCAGTGTCGTTAGCCGAACTGCTTGATATAGTCATCACCGTGGCTGATGGGGGGTAGGAATACAAACCACCTTGTTCCCAGATGGTTTCTTTTGTGTTTCCAACATCGTTGTTGTAGCCAAACTTAAATATCGTTTTATGGCCCGTGATTTGACCACGGGCCACCTGTAGCTCAAATGGCTCAGATGTTCCAACTTGCGTTATGGAACGAAAGTTAGCCATACTCTTTTCTCATATAGAGAATAATTGTATAAGTATCCGCGCTTGTGTGACCTATAGTGGTAAAAGCAACATCACCTGTTTTTCCAGTACCTGCGTTATTCGTCAGACCGCCAAAAACAGTGTAATCATGATTGCCGCTTTGATTTTCACCTAGTTCAATACAAAATTGGTCAGAAGTTGCATCCCATAAGATTTGCACCTTCATACCAATACACTGCCACCAAATACGTTCAATAGCCACACCAGTACATGTGCGACCTTGAGAATCGGCGGCTAACGTACTTACATCAACTTTAACAACTGCTGATTCACCAGTACCGTCAGAGATATTGGTGAACTTCATAACAGCTTTTTTGTCACCGTCGATAAGTGTTTGGGACGTTACTGCGTCAGCCATCGTTTACACCTCCTTATGAGAGGTTGCGGTTTTGTAGATACAATACCGTAACTGTAGCTGCACCCGCAGTAGCTGCTGTACCTGTCTGGTTGTAGGTCACTGTGACATCAACATCAGAGGTTCCAATGTCGATCAAGTTTCCAATCTGAGAAACATCAGAAGTAGCAAGAACACGGGCTTGCGCACCAGCAGCTAGTGCATCTGCGTATTTATCAGCCGTTGTTCCATCACCGATGTCTAACGTATTGGTTGTGCCTGCATCAAACGCAGTGGTCACATCAACCGCAATTTGATAAATTTGGCTATTCGCTGGAAGTGTAGCAACAACGGTTTCTGTTCCGTCCGCACCAAAAACAACGTTTCCGCTTTGCGCCATCAAAACAAAACCAACGTTTGCTTTGTCCGAACCCACTGTTGTTCCAGTGGTGTCTTTGATGGTCCCTGCTTTAATAGGACCTGAAAAAGTAGTTGTACCCATGTCGATCTCCTGTCTGGGTTAGTCAGCCACCCCATGTAGCTGTCAGGGATGAAAATAGAATAACATAATTAAGACAAAAAGAAAGGGGCAACCGAAGTTGCCCCAAGTCCAACAGGGAGGAGAACTAATGAAAAACCATCAGTCTTCCTTACTGTAGCACACTTTATGCGCCGGGTGAACCGAATACTGCGCGTGGATCACTAAAGCCGAAGCTGTAGCGTTCACGAGCCTTAAAGCGCATGTTGCCTGTGTCGAAATCAGCTTCCATGTTCGTTCTCATTGCAGAACGCTCAAAGTGCTTAAATCCGTTAGGCGCATCAGTTTTGATGAAGAACGCATCTGGGTCTGTCAAGAAGTGGTTAACAGTGTAACCCTCTGGAAGCATACCCATGTTGCGAATCGCGTTCACATCATTGTCTGCTGTGCCAACACGAAGAGTCGATTCCAACAAACGATCTGCAACGAATTGCAATTGTGGTGGAATGATCAACTTGGTGCCACGTAGAGCAATGATCATGTTGCGTTCATCAACGAAGGTAGAGATGTCAATCAAAGCATTCTCAAGCGAAGTTTCGTTCAAGTCTGCTGCTGTTGACGGCTCGTTGCGGAATGTACCACCACCCGCGAGAGGGTGATCAGTCGCGCAAAGCTCTTTACCATCGCCACCTGCAAAGTTGCTGTCAAACGCATTGTTAAGAACAGCAGCCGCTTTGACCTGCTTAGTGTGAGCCATAGAACGCGCAAGCGCCTTCGTATAACGTGCACCAAGACGATCATACAGGTTGTCTTCGATTGCTTCTTCAGTCAATGCGAATGCAAGCGCCACTGTTTCGTGTGTATAACGAGCAGTGTATGCTTCATTTGCATTGTCAAACTCAACGCCAGAACCTTCGGATTTTGTGGGAGCATTCCCAAATCCGACCAGCATCACCTCTTCTTCGAATGCACGGTCTGATGTTTCCGTATCGAAGATTTCTGCATGCTGATTCTCATAACGGTCATATTCCATACCGAATAGAGCGTTCAGGCCCGGCTCAAGTTCTTTGACGAGTTGGGAGCGTGAAATAGCCATAACTCAATCTCCTTATGCCAAGCCAGCGGTTCCACCGCTGAACAGGTGGTTGTTGATTTTTACGATCACGTTTGTGTTCGCGGCTGATACATCGCTGTTCTCAGGGTCTTGAGAAATATCAATGGCTTTCAACGGCAATGTTGCTGTTGTCGCGCCAGTTGATACAGCCAATTCCAAGCGAGAGATACCTGATGTGGTATCGCCAACTGGTGATTGGTCTACGATGTCGAAGTTACCTGCTAGGTCAGCTACAGGGAATGCAGCGTTTGCTTGTACTTCGAATGTTGCATTCGGATCATCAATAACGTTTGCTATGATGTCAGATGCTGAAACGCTACCGGGGTAGCTGTTTGAAAAAGTTGGCTTGCCAGTTGTTGGATCGGTATAGAAGCAACCGTTGAACACACCAAGGATCAAACCTGATCCTCCTGCGGCAACACGCTCAATACCACCACCAGTTACCATAGCAACAAGGTCGCCTTGGAAAATAGCGGTAGCATAGCCTGAAGCAATCCGATAACGGTTTTGCTGTTGTGAGCTAATGCTTGTACGAACTGGACGAAGGCCAAAAGAGGCATCTTGATTAGCCATTTTCTTTATCCTTCAATTTATCCGCCTTTTCGACTGGAGCCGAATGAGACAGATGATTTACGTTGCGGAGCAAGTTTCGGCATGGCTGGATTGTTTTCTTGCATCCAGTCATTATCTACTGCGTCCATTTGATTTTTAGTCACACCTTTATAGTGATTTTTCCGCTGCTCAACCATTTCGACGGGCATTCGTGCGAGAACAAGACCGCCGTTGCCAATGACACCAGCGTTACGACCCTCGTCTACTACAGGTCCAATCCAATCTGGGTAATCCTCTGCGCGAACGAGATCCCAGCCTTCTTGCCGTTTCTTAAAAACGTTAGTTTTGTCATCGAACTCCATCACAGATTCACGAATCCAACGATGGACATATCCAATGGGAGGTTCAGGAGCGTCTAAGGCTGTACCGGGACGCCATTCCATTTTGCGCTCTGTGCGCTCCCGCGATTGTACTTCGCGTGATGTCCTGTCAACCATATCAATCTCTCCTGTTTTGCTCTAAACGAGCGACTTCTTTTGCATATCTTTCCAGAGGAATACGCATTTTCTTGGCAAACGCCACTTGACCGGGTGTAAGTTCCACCGACTTTTTCCGCCCTGACTTTACAGACCGTCCGTTACCAGACGCAGGAGCAACGGTCTGGGCGTTGGACCGTTTATCCTTAAACTTATGAGGCATTTCCCTACGCATACGAGAGTCGATTTCTTTGTAGTAATCGTCGCTTGTAGGATCGTAATCTTCCTCTAATACGAGTTGCTCATGAATTGCTTGAGCAGCGCGGGTCATAATTCTATCTGACCCAAACCATTGATTCTTCTCCATCCACCTTTCCAGCTTAGGATCACGCTGTGGCTGTTGTTGTGGTGGTTGAACATATTGCTGTTGCGGGGCTTGAACTTGCTGCGCTTTTTGAGCTTCTTGCTCTTGATTTTGACGCGCAATTCTTGCTTTTTGCTCACTAACTTTTTCTTTTGCCATAGCAATTTTAGCTAGTGCCTGCTGTGCCTTTGCAACTTTTTCATAATCGCCAGCTTCATTTGCTTCCTGCAAAGCACGAGTGGCTTGATATTCTTGAGCGTTTAGACGGCTTTCCGCTTCACTGTTATATGCACCATTTAGTTGTTGCAAACGCTGCCGCATTTGCTGGTTTTCAGCTTGCATTTGCTGGGCATACTGAACAGCAGCTTGAGCTTCCTCTGCTGCCTGCTTACGTTTTGCCGTTAATTGATTGATTCGACGCTGAACAGATTCACTGTAGCTATCTAACTCTTCATCTCCTGAAGAATCTTTACGAACATTTGTTCGGGTTTCCGCTTCTTCATCAGAAGACATTTCAATTTCAATGTCTTGATCGTCGTCATCAAAATCAACAGATGTAGCTTCTTCAATGTCTTCGTTTTCACGAATGTCTTCAGCCATAGCCATTTTCCTTGCTCTCCATTACCTTATACATAAGAAATGTCTTTTGGGTCAAGAATTGTTGCGATAATATTATCGTCATTTATAATACGAACCTCAAGACCTTCCACTTTGAACCTATTTCCAGCATATCTTCCTATAAGAACCCAATCCTTTTCATTGCACCAAGGACCATTTGGGAATTTTTGGGAATCTTTATATGCGTCTGGACCCAACTTAACCACATAAGCGGCTACAGTCGCAAAGGCTTCACGGTCACGAACCTGATCTGGAACGTACAAACCGCCTTTTGTTTGCGCACTTGGGTAATAGGGAATGATGAGAACACGATAGCCTGTTGGCTGTGGCAATCTCTCTAGTGCAGATGTTTCCATTTGAGATGGATCATCTTCGTTTTTGTTTGCCGCACCTTTACCAAAAGCATTTTCTATGGGTTTTGGCATTTCTGCGTTTTCTTTTATTGCCTTTCGCGCTGCCTTTGCAACGTGATCTGGCACAAATAACTTATTAGTCATCTGCGTACTCTATGCCTTTCATCGCGGTTTTGATTTCTTGTTCAACGTAGGACATTCCGCGTATTTCGCCTACGATATACCGATACTCGTCAAAAGCCTGTATCGAACCATCCGCGAGCTTGTCTTTTAGACGCACATCGCGCTCACGTATGTTTTTCAAGAGATATTCTGCAAGATTTAGTGCGTCCATACCGCATATAGTATGCGATTATTTGGAAAGCACAAGTATAATTAGGCGATGTTATATTTGACAAACCAGCGCCATGGTGAATTGAAAGGCCTTTATTTTTGGCCGTTTAATCTTTTGGCTTTTCAGCCTCTTTCGGCTTTGCAATCTTTTTCAGATCAGCGTTGAACTTCGCTTCATCCTCGTCGCATTCAAGCTGCCGGGCCGTTGCTTCAAAGCGTTCTCGTTGGGTTTTCTCAGTCATCTTGATTTTCAAATAAGCCCCCTAATGGTGTGGCCTCTCCGGGTTTGCAAATTTTTATCGGCTCGCCATTGTTCCCAGAAATCCGGCCATCGAAAATCTATTTTCCGGTGGATTCCCTTCACCTGTCGGAACGGCCCGTTCTTCATTTACAATGGCAAGCCAAGTGCAAGCATCCCAATAAATCCTTAATCGCTTAGACATCAGCCCTCACTTGCTTGATGAATTCGACGGAGCTAAGGCCACCGGTAAATTCTTTATCAATTAGTTCGTCTATGTTGGGCAATTCATCTTCGGCTAGGAAAAGTTCAGTTCGGTCAACTTCGATATGACCAAGAAAAGCTGGGGTTTTGTAGAATAGAACGCCGTGGATTCGAACCCGCAAACCCCTGATAACTTTACTAACAGCAAGATTGGCGATTTTATCTAATCCGGCATCGCTGGCAATGCACTTAACGTCCTGCCCGTCTAGGCGTGTTGTGATGGTAACTATTGGCCTACCATAGCCATCGCGTCCAACAGTCTTCACTAAGCCCTCTACGCTTCCTAATTCTCGATAAGGGCGCATCTCTGGTTTTTTTATTGCGGCTACCTCAACAGTGCCGCCACCAGAGCCAAAATCAACGGTGTTATCGTTACGCATAGCCTCACGAATGCGATGAGACATAAACCACGCTGTTTTGACTGTAACGCCTAACGTGCGGTGCAACTGATGGCTGGAAATGCCTTTTTTGCTGCTAGTCATGAGGTAAATGGCTTGCAACCAAAGGTGCAGTTTAACATGGCTACTTTCAAAGATGGTATTAACACGCACAGTGAATTGCTTTCCGCAATCCTTACACTTTTTAAGGCCGTGGCGATCAACACCTTCTGGGTTTTTCTTGCTAGGCTTGCTGCGAACACCATTCAATTCGTAAGCGTTACCCACAACACCGCAATGCGGACAAACTGGCCCGTTTGCCCAAAGCATAGCCTCAACATGCGCAAAAGCTGCGGCTTCGTCGTGCATGTATGTGGCAGATAGTGCGGACATTGTGGAACCTCGTTTCTATGGATTATAGATACGAAACACCGATTGGTTTGTCAAGTACAACATCGCCTATAATTACCATAAAATCAGAAAATACCTTGGAATCTCTGGGGTCTAGCAATTCTGCTAAACCTGCTAATCACTCCACCGTTAGCTTTTTTTACTGGTTTTCTTTTTGGCTGGGGCTTTTTTGACTGCTTTTTTGGGCGCGACTTTTTGGCTTGGCTTAGGGCTATCGCCACTGCTTGCTTCTGCGGACGCCCCTCCGACTTTAGCTTCGATATGTTCGAGCTTATCACTTGCCGACTTGATCCCTTTTTCAACGGCATTACCAACCTCCTTTGCTACACGCTTTGCAGAACGAATTTGCTCTACAATTTTCTCCCTAACAGATGAACTCATTTTACCGTCCTTTCATTTGTGCATTCACCGCAGCAATATCTCTCTGGGTCTGAATGCGTTCTTCAGCAACGCGGGAACGCTCATCTATAGCCTTTTCTTGAGCATCAATACGTTGCTGCGCGATTAACACATCATTGCGCTCTTTCTCGCGCTCCATCTCCTGACGTGCTTCAAATTCACCTTGCTTACGCTGCATATCTGCGGCCTTCAGTTGCAATTCTTGCTGTCTGATTGCCACTAGCGGATCTTCCGTTTGGCCCTCTGGAGACATAGCCTGCACAAGTTGCTCTGTCATATCCGCCGCTATTTGCGCGGCTCGTGCATCTATTTGAGGCTTGAATTGCATCATC